TCTGATCGAACAACAACCGCGCCGCTGGCCTAGCTGGCGGCGCACAGGGGAAAGCAATGGGAGATTTCAGTGAGTGGTTTCCGAAGCACATTACCCCCGTCCACGTCGGCGCATACGAAGTAAGGCTTCGACAGAACGGAAAGATCGTGAAGTGGTATTCATGGTGGACGGGCTCGCGCTGGAGCCGCACCGCACTGACGCCGGAAGGCGCCGAGTCCTGCAAACATCACATTAGCGCACTGGCCATCACGAACGAGGGTTTCGAGTGGCGCGGACAACAGGAGCAATCATGAACAAGACCAACTTAGTCGCCGACATCGACAGTGCAGCAGCTCGCGCGCAAGCATTCGAACACGTTCCCGTTACCCAAGTTCCGCTCGACATCATCCGCGAGCAGCTCCGCAGCGCAGAACTCGACATCGCCGAAGCGACCATGCGGCGCGACACGCTGCGCCTGGTGCTCGATCTGCGCGAACAGGACGAACTTCAGCGCACGCGCAAGATACTGTCCGCAATGACGACGGGCATTCAATAGCGAAATTTTATGCGTGAGTGATCCAGTAGTCGGATATTTTCGCGCTATTATTGCTAAACCGATGCAGTGAACGGATAACAAGGAACCGAACATGAACGCGCCTCTGTACCAACTGACCGGGGAATTGCTCGCGATCCGCAATGACCTGATGGACGCAGGATTCGACGATACGACGATCGAGGACACGCTGGAAGGCTGCGCCGAGGACTTCGACAACAAGGCCGTCGGCTGCGCCCTGATCTCTCGCGAGTTGGCCGCGAACGCAAAGATGATCCGCGACGCCGCGGCAGAACTCGTCGAGCGCGCACGCAAGATCGAAGCGCGATCCGAGCGCCTGGAAGGCTACCTGCAGTCGAACATGAAAACCGCGCAGCGCCTTCGCATCGAAAACCCGTTTGTGACGATCGCATTGCGCGAAGGCCGCGACGAGTCGGTCGAAGTGATCGACGTAACGATCCTGCCGTCTGAATTCCTTCGCATCAAGGCCGAAGCGAACAGGGCTGAACTGAAGAAGGCGCTCAAGTTGGGCCAAGAAATCACCGGCGCCCGCCTGATCGTCAAAGACCGCCTCGAAATCCGCGTTTAACCAGAGAACCGCCATGTCCACCTCGATCACCGTTTTATCTGGCGGCTATATGGAAATCGCCTGCATCGATCCTTGGCTCGCGCCCCTGCTGCGCCACTACGTGATCCGCAGGACGGTGGATTACTCGCGCGTCTGCTGGTGCTGACATGACGGCCGCCGAGTGCTTAGCGTCGTTCATGGAGGCAGTGCGAGACGGTCGACGCGGCCAGTACGGAAAGGCCAGCGCGATCGTTGAGCGAGTGAGATCGAAGGCCGGTGATGCCGCGGCCGAGACAGCGAAAGCGGAAATCTGGAAGTACATAAAAAGCGATAAAAAAGCATGACAGGCCAAAACGAGTTATCCGGGCTCGCTCAGTTTCTGACGCTGCCCCTTCCCCCTTCGGTGAATCGATATTGGCGTAAATCGCCGAGAGGCATGTACATAAGCCAGGAAGGGAAAGACTTCCGGCAGAAGGTCGCCGAGATCGTCGCCGAGCACAACGCGATCAAGTTTGGCTCTGCGCGCCTGTTCATGGCCGTCAAGCTGTCGATGCGCGATAGGCGTGCAGCAGACCTCGACAACCGTCTGAAGGCGCTGAACGACGCGCTGGAACATGCCGGCCTATTCGATGACGACGAGCAGATCGACGAACTGCATGTTAAGCGCGGGCCGATCGTCAAAGGTGGCGAATGCACAGTCATGGTGATGGCGTCATGAGCGACAAGACAACGATCTTCCTCAATCGAAGCAACCGCCGCATGGCGGCCGACGCTGTACACAGCCGCCCCGATGGCCATGTTCTCGTGCTGCAGGAGCCTACGCGCACCGTGCGCCAGAACGCGATGCTGCACAGCCTGTTCTCGCAGATCGCGAAGCAAGCCGAGTTCCACGGTCGGCGCCTGACAGCAGTGCAATGGAAAACGCTTTTCATCAGCGGGCACGCGGTTGCGACCGGCATCGGCGCCGACATGATCCCCGGCCTCGAAGGCGAGTTTTGCAACATTCGCGAATCCAGCGCGCAGATGGGCGTCAAGCGCCTGAACAGTTTGATCGAATACACGCTCGCATGGGCGGCAGACAACGACATTCGGATCGCGGCAGATCCTGGCATGGAGGCATGGGCAGCATGAAATTATCAATCCGCGAAATCGCGCTCTCGATGCTCGAAGGCGGCAACTACACGCGCAAGGAAATCGAAGAACTGTCGGGCTGTTCGCACTCGGGTCTGCACAAGGCGATGCACAAGATGCACGCTGAGAAGTTGATCCATATATGCCGTTGGGATCGCCCGGACGGCCGCGGCAACTTCGAAGCGACCTATCGCCTCGGAAATCGGCCGGATGCGAAGAAGCCGACGCCGTACACGCACCAGGAAATCGCGCGCCGTCACTATCAGCGCAATAAGAAGCGGATCAACGCGCGACGCTCGGCACTGAAGGCCGGGCGCCCGATCAATCCGTTTGCTCAATTGATGTGGTCGGCATCGTGAAACGCTCTGCGCCGATGAAGCGCACTGGGTTCAAGCGCCCGGAGCCCAAGCCGTTCGCGCTGGCCGATCGCAAGACAACGCTGCGCCGCAAAGCCAAGAAGCCGACCGTCGAGGAAGGCTCGAAGTATCTGGCGGCATGCCGCGGCGAGACGTGCTACCTGCGGGAGATATGCCTCGGCGAAGCCTCCCCCGACATCGTTGTCCCATGCCACAGCAACCAGAGCAAGCACGGCAAAGGCGGCGCCAAGAAGGCTGATCACGTCTACACGGTGCCCGGTTGCTACTGGTGCCACACCTGGCTCGATCAAGGATCTGCGCCGCGTGAAGAAAAGTTCGCGGTGTGGGATCGAGCATATGAAACCTGGGCGCCGGTTCGCGCTCGCAAGATGGAAACAGCATGAAAAACATTGCCTTCGTCGCCAACCGGCAGCCGGAAACCGTATCGCACGACGAGCTGATCGCTGCGATGGAAGAGAATCGCGAGTACACGCAAGACCAAGTGATGGCCCTGTTAGCCGATCGTCCACGCGCTTCCGTGCGCGATACCCTGCACTCTCTCGTCGACCGCGGCATCGTGTGGCGCAATGCCAGCCAGGCGCGCGTCAAATATGCCTTACTTGAAGGTGAGCAACTTCGGGAGGCAGTCGACCGCAAGACGACGCGCGGCGAGACGCCCGCATGGATGCAAGCCGACCTAATCGGATACGAGGCGACGAACAAGCGTCATCAAGAGTTGTGCATGATCGTTCGCAGATAGTCGAAAAAACGGTTGCGTAAGTGATACTGTAGATGTAGTATTACTCCCATAGCAGGATCATTTAAATAACAACCAACCGGAAGGAACCAAAAATGAACACGAAGCAACATTTCTTATTACCTCGCTGCACCGGCATGAACTGCGGTGCGACGGACGCGAACCATTCGCCGGAGTGCCGCGCTGAACATGCAGCGGCTGTCGCTGGCGGACAGTTCGTGAAAGACGCCGCACTGTCAGCCCGAGCCGATGGCGGCAAGGGTGAGGCGGTGGCGCTTTGGGCCGCATTTGCGCCTGAAGGTAATTTGCTGGCGCATTCCAAGCTGAGGCCCGGATTGAGTGACATTTTGAACTGGGAACCGCTTTATCGCACCGCCCCGCAAGCCGAGTGCGCACCGCGTGAGGCGCAGCCGATCAGTGACGCAATGATGGATTTGGTTGATCGGCTTGGGAGTGAGGCTTCCGAAGTTGATCCACGAGCATGGAAGCATTTACTTGTGTATGCGCCTGAGCGTGCGGACGCCGCGCCCAATCCGAGCGACAAGCAAGAGGCGTTCGCCCCTCGCGTATATGACGACTACGGACAGAATGATCCGCCGGTTGATTTGAGCAGTAGTGCGGACGCTGAGGAATTATGGGGAATCGTTCGCAGGCTTGAGCGGGGGCACGATCCAAAACAATGTGCGCAAGAATTGCGAGCCGCAATCCTAGCCGCTAAGGAGAAGAAATCGTGACGCCAGAAGAATTCAAAGAAATGCGGCAAATCCTTTGGCAATTCGTGCCAATCGAAAATTATGGGGAGGCACTAGCCGAACTGGAGAAAATAGCACGCCGCACTGTGAGCGGGCAGGAGGCGCAGCCGGTTGCGTGGCGATACACGACGCACGATGGGGTTTTTTACTTTGAATTTCCAGCCGATCATTCATACAAAGATTACAGCGGTCAGTACATCAAGGGCGTGCCCCTCTATCTCGCCGCCCCCATTCCCGCAACGGAACAGAAAGATGCCGAGCAATAAGAAGCCGCGCAAGCCGCGCAAGGTGATCGAGCCGAAGAACCACGTCATGTTTTTATACGACGCTGACGCGCCGATGAAGGGCGAAGAACGGCTCGAAGTTCTGACGTCAGTTCACATGGCCGCCCTCGCCCTATCGCGCGGCGAAGGAACCAAGAACGAATGGGACGTGATTGTTATCGCTATGAATGTGGCGATCGTCCTGTGTGAGGCGGCAGGCAATCGCGAGATCGGGCTGAAGGCGCTATACGACACGCAGAACGCCATGATCGACGTCTGCGAGCGGTTCCAGGCGCGCGGAAAGTTCATTCTGACCGGCGCCGAACTCGCAGCGATGAATGGCGGAATACATGTGTTCGAAGCGCTGGTCGCAACGGTGAGCAGGCGCCAGTACGTGCGCGCGTGCGCTGAATACACCAAGCGTCTCAATGCTGGTAAGGCTGTGCAGATTCGCAAAGGTAAGCAGACAGAGAGGTTCGCGCTGAGGGAGGCAGCGTGATATATAGCACTGTAGCAACAGTGCTATATCTGGTTTGCTCTTTCGACACTTGCCCGCTATCATCCCCCAATAAATACAGGGGGAACCATGCTCATAACGGTCGGAGCGGAGAAGGGCGGCGTCGGCAAAAGCACAATAGTTGAGAATCTAGGCGCGCTCAGAGCATCGAAAGGCCATCGCGTGCTGCTGGTCGACCTAGACGCGCAGCAGACTACAGCGAAATGGTGCGCTGTCCGCACCGTGGCAGGAATCAAGCCAGAAATGCTGTGCATCCCGCGCGGGAAAGACCTGGCGCGCGATCTGGTTGCGCTGCGCGAACAGTTCGACACCGTTCTCGTCGACATCGGCGGGAAGGACACGAGCGACTTTCGCGAAGCGATGGTTCTGGCGGATAGGGTCATCGTGCCGCTGAAGCCGTCGCCGGCCGATCTGAGCACAGTTCCAGACTTCGCGACGATGATCCGGCGCGTCAATACGGCGATCGAGGACACGAAGGACGTCGCCGTCGTGCTGAACATGGTCGATTCCACCAGCAATCAATACAAGCGGTTCCTGGCTGGCTTCGATCCATTCCGTGACGTGCTGCGCGTGCTCGACGGGCGCATACATGATCGCGTGGCGTTCCAAAAGGCTTACGAGGAAGGGAAGGGCGTCCACGAGCTGGCAAGCAAGGATTACGACCCGAAGGCGGCCGTCGAGATCGATAACCTGTACACGGAGATCTTCGGCAATGAATAAGCCCATGCAAGCGACAGGGGCCGACGCGCTGGAAAAGCTGCGCAAGGCACAGGAAGCGATCGATTCGAAGGTTGAGCCAGAGCAGGGCGGCGACTGGCGAGTCCGGCCGAAGAAAGTCCCGTATCGGCAGATCAACATACGAATCCGAGAGGATCTGTACGAGGCACTGAGCGATCTTGCCTTCTACACCGATGGCGAGAGCATGAGCAGCATCGCCGGCCGCGCCATCGAGAAAGAGATTCGCGTGATGCTGCGCGAGAAGGGCGTGAAGATATGAGCGACCAGCCTGAGTTGTGGGAAGAGCTGAAGCTGGAAAATCAATGGTTCCACGTCGTGCGCGCGATGATCCAGCGCGACAAGATCGCCGAAATGGGCGTATATGCGTGGGCGGTCTACTGCGTTCTCAAAAGCTATGCCGCGCTCGATACGGGGAAATCCTATCCTGGCCGCGATGCGATAGCAAAGCACGTCGGGATCTCGCTGGATACGGTCGACAGGGCGCTGACAAAACTGGATGAAATGGGGATCGTCGCACGCAAGAAGCTAGGTCGCAGCAATTCGTATGAACTGACGGAGCAAATACCGATGACGGCGGCTAATGGCGAAGTTGCGATGCACGGCGAGGCGAAGTATGTCCCGATGCAGTTTCAGCAGGTTCTAGACCAGTTGAAGGCGTTCGCGGCGATCGGGAGTATGCCGGGAGGTCTAGAGGTCAAGATCGTCTTAAACGCCAATTTCTTGACTGGCTCGCATGCAACCGTGAACAATTACAATGCGCCTGCTGTCGTCGGGATTGAAGTTACCCCCAAGAAGCCGGATTGAGTTATCCCCTCTAAAGACTTTAAGATATAGAGAATCTATATAGTGCCGCTCACCAGCGGCTTATTCGACCCTGATACGCCGCTCGCCAGCGGCTAATCGAAAAACGATACGCCGCCAGCCAGCGGCTAATGCAAAGTTGTCCACAGCCAGTTATCCACAGAAAATTGGCGATAAACATCATTATGTCAAACGAGGAAACAAGAAATGGGGAATGGTTCGATTGCCAACAACTACAAAAGCGCTCAACAGATCATTTCAGCGCGAGAGGCAGAAGGAATGAAGAAAATCCGGGCGTTTTTGTTTGACCTGATCAATGCTGACGTCTACGGCTATCAGTGCTCGTCAGTCGTGCAAGACAAGGCGCGCGCCCTGCTCGGGCTGCCCGCCTTCCCGGCAAGCCAGAGCGACGTTATGGTCGCTCAGCGTTACCACTCTGAATAGCGCCTGGTATCAGCGCACCCGTCTGGCTCGGATGAAGCCGTCGCACGTCATGGTGCTGACGGTGAAGTTCGAGCTACCGATAGCATAGACGGTCGTAGTAGACGAGACGTTCACGCGGAAGGTCGGCGAGGTAACGACAATGCTGCTGTTCGGGACCATCGCCGCCCATGAAATTTTGGTATAGCTTCCGAAGCCGCCGCCAAATGCCGCTGTCGTCGTTGAGACACCCGAGTACGCGGACGTTACGCTTGTCGTCGCAGCTGGCGTGTAGAGCACGACAGACTGAACGTCCCAATCACCTGCCGTCAAGCTGACGCTCGTACAGTTGGAGGCGACGCCAGTCGTGAGCGCGGTCGCCGTATTGGTCGCGGTGACGTACTCGCCTACACTGCCCGCCGCTGCATTGCCGCCCGAGATCGTACCGACGATGTTCGGCGCCGTGATCGTCGGCGTCAGCGCAAATACGTTCGCGCCTGTGCCAGTCTCGTCGCTGAGAACCGCGGCGAGCTGCGCGCTGGTCGTCGACGCGAACTGCGACAGGTTGCCGGTCGTCAGCGCGGGCGATGCGAGGTTCGAGTTATCCCAAGGCGTGGCGCCGTTGAAGGTAGGACGAACGGAGAACGTCTGCGCTGCCGCCCAGGTGTTCGCGCCATTCAGCAGCGGGATCGTCGCTCCGCTCGTCCCGGTGTTGACCGTAGCAGCGGTCCCGAGCCCGAGGTTCGTGCGCGCGGTCGACGCACTGACCAGATCGGACAGGTTGTTTGCCTTCGCCAAACCGCCGAGGCCGGACAGCGTGACCGTCGTCCATGCCGGCGCCGTTGTCGGGCCGGTCGAGGCGATCACTTGCCCCGACGTCGAGCCGACAGGGTTCAGCAGTTGGATCGGGTTGAGCGTGGCGCCGAACGTCAGCGACGACAGCAGCAACAGCGAGAGAGCCAGAATCTTTTTCATTTTGCGTTGGGTTTCCAGTTGCAGTTCTTCGCGCCTGCCAGGTTGTGAGAAAGGATCTCGCGCGACGTCTCATCACTCAGGACGTCGCTTTTGCTGACGAAAATCGGCTTAGTCCAGTCGCAGCCGGTGTCGACGATCTTCGTCTGCGTGACAATCCGAACTTCGGGCTCGGGCTTAATCGCGGGACCATCCGTCGTCGCGCAACTGCTTAGCAGCAGCGCCGACAGGCTGAGAGGCAACAGTCGATTCAACATTTTCACGTTCCTTTAGCGCCTGAGCGCCGGCTTGTGCGGCTGTCGCATTCGACTGCGCGGCAGCGTCTTGAACTTGAGCGGCTTGCGTCTGCGCTTGTGCTGCGACCGTCTGCGCTTCGGCGACCTTCTGGTTTGCTACGGCAGCCGTCGACTTCGCACTCAGGTGCGAGAACAAGCCGAACAGGATGCCGCCGCCCGCGAGCAGGAAAGGCCATATGCTTCCAAGTAGCGCGATCATTTGCCGTCCCTCATCATGGTTGCGAGCCGAAGCGCCCTACCCGGCTGACCGTTCTTGTCGTAGATGCCGACTTGCGACGCCCACGCCGAGTTGAGCATCCCGTCAGCCGCCGCGGCGTACTTGCCTTGCCGCATGGCGACGAGCGTGTTCTTGAAGCCGAGCAGCTTCGTGATGCCGAGATTGAACGCCATGTTGGCGAGCACGCGCTGACGCACGTCGTTCAGATCCGTCCACCAAGGCAAGTTGCGCCCGAGATCGTGGAACACATCTTCGAGATCGTCGTCGAGCAGCGAGTTGACCTGCGTGTCATTCAGCGGATACGACCATCCGGCCGGCAGCGGTTTCGCTTGCAGGTTATGGCCGACGCCGACCGTGTTGATGCCCTTCGTGTCCTTGTAGACCGAATAGCGGACACCTTCATCGCGGCGCAGCTCGGCGATCAGCTTGGCAAGGTTGTCGTTTGTCATTGCTTAGGCGGCCGTTGAACGACGCGAGCGAGGATGAAAAGAACGCTGCCGATGATCGGCGCATACTGCTGGCCGTTCTTCGGGAACCACGAGATAAACGACGGCATCACGTTCGGCCATTGATCCGCGGCGAGCGGAATCAGCGAGTACAGCAGCGTCAGGAACGCCGCGACTCGCACAGACGCGAACTTGTATGCCGCGCGCCAATCTTCGATCAGAAGTTGTTTCATTTCGTCCACCCTCGAATGCCGGGCCGGTTGCCGGCGCTGTTTGACACCAACTGATCCTTCAAGGCGTCGATCTTCGCGTTCGTATCCTTCACGCTCTGGCCGATGTCCCGAAGCTGGTCGCGCATGTCGGAGCGCTGCTCCTGCATGGCGATCTCAATCCGACTGAAGTGCGCTTCCTGCTGCTTGTCGTGCTCTTCAAGCGTCGAGACGCGACCAATGAGGCCGATATAAACCGCGACCAGAGCGATAGCGGCGCCGATGATCCCGGTAACGAGCGTCTGAATGTTGACGGTCGTATCGAGCCATCGGCTTTGTTGCATGCCGGCCATTGCCGCCCCCTTATTGCGGCACAGCGTTGAACATCACGCCGTCAAGGTTGACCACTGCGCCGACGCCGCCGCCAGGCACGTTAGGAACGACGTTCCCGTTCGTGTCGACGATCACGACAGCCAAGGCGTTTGTAGTGGTGATGCAGGCGAACACCTTCTGTTGAACCGGGCGATATGCAGCCGGAAGCTGGAACGCGACGTTGCCAAGCGACGAGGCGCCGGCCGTGCAGTTGCCGCGGATCTCGACGAGCCCGTTATCGAACTTCTTGTAGCCGACCGTATGCGTGCCGGCAGTCCACGTATTGGAGAAGCTAGAGACAGCGGTGAAAGGCGCTGCTGCGATCGTGAACAGGCCGACAGAGAAGTTCTCGCCGACGTCCACATCGGATACGGTCGTATCCCATGCGATCGCCATGTTGTAGCCGCTGTTATGCTTGAACGAGCCGCCGACCCAGTTCTGATAGGTTGCCGTTCCGCCGCCGAGCCCTGCGCCCGAGCCGCCACCATTCAATGCGATCCAGTTGCCTTCAACAATGACGTTGTAGCAAAGACCCTGATGGAAGAATTCAAGGTTTGTCGTGTACTCGATATAGCAGCCAATTACACGGATGCTCGACGAGCCGCCAGCCACCGAATACACGTTCGCGCAGCTTTCGAAGTCGCAGTTCTGAAGCACGATATTGTTCGTCGCGCCATCAAGGCGGAGAACATTCGAGCCGATTGCGAAAGCGCTGCATCGGTCGAAAATGATGTTGTGCGCCGACGTCGACGAGTAGACCGCATACAAGCCAGTCAGAACCCATTGGCAGCCGATAAACCGCGTCGCGTAGCAGGCATTCAGCGTTACACCATTCTGCAAGGCGCCAAAATGGACGTCCTCGAAGATGATGCCGTTCATGTTCAGGCAGACGAACCCGGTGTGATTCGTGCCGACACAAGGCTGAATGTTCATCGAACTGATGACGCAGTCCATGCCGGCCGCGGGCGAACTGCCTGCGCCTACATTGAAGATCGCGCCAGCCACGAGCGACGTGCCAGCTTTGAACACCGTAGCGGAGCCGTCGCCAAAGAATCGCAGCGTCTTGCTCGTGTTCTTCGGGATCGAGATCGCGAAGTTGATCAGATACGTTCCGGCCGGCGCGTACAGACGGCCGCCAGCAGGTAGCGCCATGACGGCATTTACTGCCGCCTGGATCGCGACTGTATCGTCTGCGATGCCGTTGCCGATTGCGCCGTAGTCGCGCACGTCGATTAGGTCGTTGATGCGGTTGTACAGCTTCGAACCGCTCGCGACCTTGGCGTCAGTGACCGTGCCATCAGACGGCGCACCAGTCACGCGAGTGGCGCCACCGCGCACGTAGACGCTCTGCACTCCTACAGGAATAGGCGAAATGAAAGCAAGCATGTTGCCGACCAGCGTGAACTGATCCGGGCCTTGGAACGACGCGTCGAAGAAAACTTCGATGTTGTTCTTCGACAGGTACTGGTTCGCCAGTGTGATCGACGTCGTCACGCCCGGCGTGAAGCCCGAGCCGGATACAAACGTTTCAGTTGTCGCACTTGCGGCAAGCTGGTTAATCGAGTCCGCGGTAAGGAATTGAGCCGTCAGCACTGAGAGCGGCAGCGCACGAGTTACCCCGTTCGCGTTGCTCCACATCGGCAGCTTGTCATCCGGGGAGAAGGAACTTGCGACGCAGAGGTCATTTATCGTTGTCATTTCTAGCCCGCGATTGCGCCGTACTTGCCGGCGATGATGTCTGCGTAAATCGCGCGACCGTAATCCATGGAGTCGTTAGGCGATGCGTTGAACTTGACCGGCGCGCTGCTGAGAGCCGGGAAAACGACGTCGACGACGACCATCTTGTGCGTCGCGTCGAACCATACGGGATTAGCTACGGATGTGTATTCCATCATGCAGTTCTCACGTATAGGCGGATGTCGCTCGGACCAAGCCCGGTCGCGAGCGCCTGCCATGTGCCCGGATAGGCCGGAGCAGCGCCCACGGTATTCATCAGCGCGCCGACCTGCTGGTTCTGCATGATCGTGACCAGGCTCGCGACCGTTACAGCAAGCGAGTTATTGATCAGGACCGGCGAAGAAGGGAAAACATATTGCTGATTGACCGGGTCCCAATGAAGGTTCCGCGTGCCGTCAGCCGTGACCGACACAGTGCCGCCATCAGCGATCAGGTTGCCGGCAGACTCAATGTCGCCAGCCAGGGTCTTGATCTTGGCGCCGCTGTTGATAAAGCTGGTCGTCGTGAGGCCGCCCGCCGCCGTGACTGAGACGCGCCCTAGTTCGGACGTGTTGTCTGAATTGATGTTGCGGAGGACGAAGCCGCCGACGCCGGCGCCCTTGTTATTCGTGAGCCACGTCGTTCCGTCGTTCGCGTCATTCCAGCTCAGCCATCCACCGCCCGAGCCAAGCGCCGGGTTGATCGACGGCCGCGAAGCGCGGAGCCAGGCGAAATTGCCTTGCTGAAGATCGAGGTAATAGCGCGAGCCGTCATTACCGACGACGACGAACGGAAGGCTTTCCGGCGACGTGTTGTCAGCGGAAACGTAGATGAACAGGCCGACGTTCGCGACATACACCTGATTCGTCGATGCGCCTGTGCGCGCCCGGAGTTCGGCATAGCTGCCGACGCTCTGCACGCTCGACTTCGTCAGCGTCGTGAGAGTCGGATCAATCTCGTTCAGCGATGCGTAGACCGTGCGGCCAGCGCCATCCAGAACGGTGATGGAATACGGAACCTGCGTGTAAATGTGAACCTGCGCGCCGGCAGATACCGCATGACCGTGAACGGTGCGGACTGGTTGCGCAAGAACAGTGGAGCTCCCCGAGTCGGAATAGACCGTCTGCGGATAGGCGACGGGATCGAGCCCGGCCTGACCAATATAGATCGAGCCGGATTCGAGAGGTTGCCCGAAAAGATCGGTGAAAAACGGAAGCGCGCGCGCCTCGCTGGTCGCAGCCATTGAAATCTCCCAAAGGTAAGCGGAGCGCCCCGAAGGGCGCCCGAGACACGTTGCTTACGTTTGGTTGAACAAGATGATGCCGGCCATTTCCGGGTTTGTCACCGAGACGCCGTAAAAAGCGTCGACACGATAGCGAGACTGGTAGTTGTTGATGCTGGCCTGCTTCGACATGATGATTTCGATGCCTTGGTCCGTCGATCCGCGCATCACCGAAAGACCTTGATCCGACGGCACTGCGAGGCGACCCGGCAGGATTTCGACCGCTTCCTTCTTCCAGAAGCAGTTCACGCCCGTCGACACGGTGTTGAGCCAGGTGATCGCTGCGCCCGATGCCGGCGTTGCGGTGCAGTTCTTGTACGCGAGTTCCGCGTCCGTTGCGCCTTGGCCGCTGATGATCGCCGGAGCAATCGTGACCGTACCCGTACCGCCTGCGCCCGAAACGATGCCGACCACGCGGAACGTCTTGAGCTGTCCGGTGTCGATCTTCGTGATCGGGTGGACGTTGTTCACGCCGGCGATGGTGAATGCGTCGCCGACCTTGACGGTGCCCGACGTGACGGTGATCGCCAGCGCTTGGAGACGGTTGTCCACGTTCGACTGAAGCGGGCCGCTCGGCGATGCGCTCAGTGCCTTCGGTGTGGTGAACTGGTTCGCACCGTTGACCGTGACCGTCACACCAGCAGCAGCCGTCAGACGCGCGAGGTAGTCAGCTTTCAGAACGCGCTCGAAGCCTGCCACTTGGCGGCCGACCGTTGCCATTTCGTAAGCGTTCGCTGCCTTCTGGCCTTCGACCAGGTACGCGCGGCTGGCCAGGTTGCCGGCCATTGCGTTGTAGTCACGCGAGCCGAACACCGAGTAGCGGCCGTCGTAGTCGATGCCGCTTTCGTTCATCAGCGAATCAGCCTGCGCCAGATCGTCAAAGCCGGTTGCGGCGACGGTACGCTTCACGACGAGCGAGCCGAGGGTCGACACAGCGTTGACCACGTCGACGTTGATGTCGGAGGCGATCTTTTGCTTGGCCGCGGCGCCAAGGCGATTTTCTTGCAGCGCGTCGCGCAGTTCGGTTGCGTCCATCAGCCACGGCGACGAACGGATCGTGTCGATTGCGGCCGGGATCGTGAGCTGCGTCTTGCCGACGAAGTTTGCGGTCTGGTCGAGGCCCGAGAACGAACGCGCGATGTAGGGCATCGGACGGCGGATGACGTCGCCTTGGCGAGCCATTGCGGTCTGATCGTTGTTGAACACGGTGACGGCTTTCGACATGACCAATTGGTCATTGAAGCCTTCGAGCAGGTTTTCGAAAGCGATGCGCTCTTCTTTCGAGAACGCGTTGGCGGTCGAAAGGAACGGAGTGACGGGCGGTTGAGCCATGATGTGTAATCCTAAATAAAACAACGAAAAAGAATGGCGGGATCGCCACAAGATTTCGCATCCAGCTAGGACTAACGCTCAAGGCGCCGATGGGGCTGAGATACGTTGAGACTTGCTGACTTCGCCTGCGCGGAATGTCTCACGCAGGCGAAATTTAGCTTTTGTGCATCTTACTACTTTGCGTAATATGAAGCAACTACTGGATCATTTCTGCGCAAGCTGACGCTTGTATGCGGCGACCTTCGAGTAATCGCCAGTGCGCGCCGCTTCCTCGCGCAGCTTGTCGAGTTGCGAGCTGGATGCGTTGAAGCCAGTGCCCCGCTCCGCGGTAACGCGCGCTTCCGGCGCCGGCCGGGTGGTTTTCTTCGTAGCCAAGGAGATCTCCAATTTGGCGATTGCGACGGTGAACTTGACCGGGTCGGCGATCTTCGACAATTCGATCAGCCGCGCGGGGGATTTCGACAGCGCGTAGACGAGCACAGCAGGATCGTCGGCGCCGCGCATCAGAAGGCCGGCTTGCGTCTGATTCAGGATCGAGCCGACTTCGGACTCTGCCTCTTCGAAGTCGTCGACGCCAAGCGCTTTCTTGCGCGCGGCGTAGGACTTCTTGAAGTTCTCGACCTCTTCCTGCTCCCTTTTGACCGCGTCGAGTTGCTGCTGATCCTTGCGTTCTTGAACGGCCTTACGCTCCATCCAGCGGTCGTAAGCCTCGGAAAACTGATTCTCGTCGTAGTCGAACTGATCCAAGGTCGGCTTCGGCCCAAGCGTTTCTTCCTGCTTCGGCAGCTTCGAGCGGATTTCTTCGAGTTCGCGCTGGAGTTCGCGCTTCTCGCGCATGATCTCTTTGTGGCTCTTGCGCAACTCGGAAACCCACTTAGGCGCCGGCTGGCCCTTCAGCGACGGGGATTCACCTTCGGGTTGCCCGGCACCTTCAGCGGGTTCTTGGCTTTCGGACTCCTGATCGTCATCGTCGAACAAAGTCGGCGCGACGATTTCTTCAGGCTGTTCCTGCTCGATTTCTGTTTGCTGCGTTTCGATTTCTTCGTTCATGCGCTCACCCCTAGGTGGAAAAATACGATTCGCCGAGTATACAACAGACAACTCTTGCAATGCGTAGGATGTATGCCTATCATGCACACCATGAAGCGCACTAGCCTTTTCCTACCGGAACCCTTGCTGCGACGGCTGAAGGAATTCGCCGAGCGGCACGACCTGCATGTCGCGGATCTCGTTCGTCGGGCGATCCTGCGGTTTCTCGACGACGAAGAAGCCAAAGAGAGGAAGCAAAAATGACCGCTTACGTAATGATCGCGCTGTTCTCGCTCGCCGCGCTCCGCGTGCTCTACCTGATTCGACACTCTGTCATGGACGGAATCGGGCATGTGCTCATGTTCCCGTTCGTGCTGGCCGACGACATCCGGCGCAATGGCCGCGACGTGCTCAAAGCGGCGTTCTGGTGGTTGGTCGCTATCGTTGCAATTGTATTTCTCACGCTGCTTTTCTAGATCTCGATCTGATCAATGAACAATGACATGCTCAATATCCTTCGCGGGATTGCTAACCCTGCGGGCGGATACAAATTTTCAGACAGATGGGCGGCATCGGAAGCCCTGAAAACATTGTCCTCGGCGCGCGATGGCGCGATCGATGAATGCATTAAGGCTATCGAGTCTGAGCGGCTCGTTGACCCGACTGATAGCGCCGACGACATCGCATACGGGAATGCAATTAACGACTGCGTCCGCGCCGTCGAAAGGTTGAAGAATGCGTAATTTTCACGTCATCACCGTTTTTCAAATCTCGTTCTGATATGACAGTCGCCGAATTGATTGCTGAGTTGCAAAAGCTACCCCCGGATGCGGTCGCATGGTACGGCGGCTATTACGGTGAAGAAATAACGACAGTTGATTACTACAAAGACAGTAACGAGGCGGAACTGTACTAATGCGCAATTTTCACGTTATCAAAGATGGCATGGACGTCAGCGCCCTGTCGCTCGCTATCTCGATGGACCCTGATCTGTGGACGGCTGATACGTTCTTACGCAACTATCCGCAGGGGCCGTTCGGCGATACGGACACGATCATGCTGCGCTTCCCGGAGATTCAGACCGGCATGAGCGACGAGGAGATCGAGCTATACAAGCAAAACAAATTGCCCGGCTACGATCAGCACGAGTCGATCGCCTATCCGGCATGGTCAAAGCTGACGCAGGCGCATGGCTTCGTGTTCGATCTGGCGCGCTTCACGCAGGCGACGCGCGTGGGTCGCGTGATGGTGAACCGCGTTCGACCGGGCGGCAGGATCTACGCGCACATCGACACGCCGGCGCACACTGCTTATTGGAAGCGCTTCCATCTGGTGATTCAAGGCCAGCCGGGCGCCATCATCACGAGCGGCGACGAGACGTTGCAGATGCTCACCGGCCGACTGTTTCACTTTCGCAACGATCTGATGCACGAGGTACGCAACGAGTCGTCGGTCGATCGCCTAAGCATGGTCATCGATCTGCGCGTCTAGACCTTGGCCCAATGGTTCACCGTGGGGATGATCCTCACGGACTGAGCCAGATTCGCCTTCTTGATGCGCTGCTCGGCAACGTTCTTGAAGTGCGACATCGCAATGCAGGTATAGCGGAAGCTGTCGGCAGCATGCGAATGCTCATCATGCTGCGGATGCCCGGCCTTGTTGCGCGAGTAGCGGCGCAGGTGTTCGAGCAGCAGATCGCATTCGTCCGAGATAAACGCGTTCTTCAGTGCCGCGCGCGCCTGCTGGATGCCAGTTTCCACCGGCAGCGACGGAACGATCTGCACTTGCCAGCCATACGATCGCATGAGCGCTTCCGACGACATGCCGGTATGCAGAGAGCGCGCCCGGCCATCGTGCGGCAACCAGACGGTCACATGGCCCCATCCATTCTGCTGCAGCCAGTCGCTGTAGTCCTTCAGCGATAGGCCATGATCTTCATGGAACTCCAGCACACGAAGGCCGCTAATGTCAGCCTGCGCGATCGTGATAGACGTAAGGTCGGCGACGCCCAAGTCGAAAATGGCGTGCGTCGTCAGCGCGGGATCTTCGGCGATCGGCCGGATGCGGTTGCCAACTGACAGCGCGTGCATTTCCTTGCGGTAGATGGCGCCGTCCGTTGCCGCCATCGGCACGCCTTCCCATATGTGCTCGTAGCGGTCAGGATCGTCCGCCTTCGAGCGCAGGCGTTCAGCTTCGAGCGCGACATTCCAGAACGGATTGCGGTCCCAATTGACCTGAATCACGCGCGCATTGGAGGGCGGCTTCGCAATGAATGTCGTATAGACCGGATCGGTATCCATTTCCGGATTCATTGACATCCATATCTCAGATGTCTCTTTCCGAATGGTCGGCAGCAGCAGGTCAAGCGAGCGCTGCGACAGTGCCTGCGCTTCCTCGCACCAGACAATATCGATGTTATCCAGCGACTTGATGGAGTCCGCGGTAACGTCCGAGAGCCCGCGGAAGATGAACTTGCTGCCGTTCGCCGCGGTAATCTCCGTATTCTTGATCGTGAAGAACGACGAGAGCCCGGCCGCCACGATGCGCGACTCGATCATCGATTTGACCGACTCGTTGATCGACTGCTGAATCTCACGGCAGCACAGAATACGGATCGGCTCGGATGCCGCCCGGATCACTGCAGACGTACCGAACGCCATCGACTTACCCGAGCCGCGCCCACCGTGAAAGATGGTGTAGCGCGGGCCGGGAGTCAGCAGGCATTCGGCCCATTCAGGAAGCGAGATTTCGCTCAATGGCCCACCGCGGGACGGTTAGAGACATGGACCGGCGCCTGTGCGGCAGCCGGCGCATTGCCAGCGGTCAGCGCCTGCGCAGTCGGGTCGACCTGTTGCGTACCATGCAGAGCGTTGATGCCCGGCGACGGCGCCGCTACGCCCGTCGAGATCGCCTGATTCACCTTGCCATCCATCGGGCTTTGCGGCTGGTCCTGATTCACGGCGCCGGCCTGCTGGTTCACGCGGTCTTGGATGCCTTGCAGCATCAACATGATCGTGGAAAGCTGGCTGGCGTTTGTGTTGGAGATAGATTCCGCCGCCTTCGCCTGGTTGAGTTCGGCTGTCGACAGCGCCTGCACAGCCGATGCCTCGCTTTGCGTGGCGCTCGCTGCATCCTTGCGCGCCTGAGCCAGCAGCGCGACCGTCTGAGCGTCTGGCGGTGCATTGGCGGCTGCTTGCTGCTCGGCTTGCAACTCTTCCGCTTCTTCGTCGTTCGGCTTCACGACGCCAGCCTTCACGAGCTGCATGCGCGCGAACTTGGACAGATCTTCCATACCTTCGCCGTCGAGATTGCGGACGAGCGTCGCGACCATCAGTTGTTGCATCTGCGGGTCGGTGATGCCCGGCAGAATCTTCGCAATCGCGTTGACGGTCGAGTCCTTGCGGCTGTTGAATGCCGGGCCCACGTCGACGAACACATCGAGGCCGGGCGTGAACGTGCGGGCGATCGTCGGCGCACCGTTCGCGTCGATAGACGGCACATTGATGGACGTCGATTCCGGCGAGCCGTCCTCGCCATTGGCGGAGAACTTGCGGTTATCTTCCGTGTAGATGTCGCACGCCATCGACAGATAAATCTTGCCGCAGCGCTGCATCGCGCGCGACATGTTGTCGATGAAGATGTAAATCTGCATGTCCTGATGCGCCTGCACACGGCTGACCAGTGCGTCAGACGTGTTGGACGTCACCTGAGCCGCAGCAAGATCGCCGCCAGTCACGTCGAGCATGTCAGCCGCTGTGATCTGCACGAGGCCAGCCAACGCAGGCGGAACGTCCGGCTGCTTGATATAACCGACCGGACCCGAAACCGTCTGCGAGCCATCCGCGCCGGTAATGGCATTGATGGTCAGGAACGGATTGTTATCGACAAGATCGTTCGCCCATGCGATCTCGTGACCCAATACCTGCTCTGGCAAGAAGATCGGTTTTTCGCGCGGCGTGAACGCGGTGATGTCGGCCAGCGTCGAAATCTGCATGTTGTACAGGCGCTGCGAGTCCTTCGCGAGCCGCACGGCGCCTTGGAAGCGCTCAATGCCGTCGATGATCTGGCGGATGCCGTAGACAACGACGATCGGGATTTCGGAGCCGGCGATGTAGCCGCAGTCCTTCAGCACGCCACAGCCGTCCATGAAATACTTCCGCACGCGCTTGCTGTTGCGCTTGCCGCTGCGAACCTTGATGTAGCCGACCGATTCCCAATGCTTCTCTTGATCTTCTGCGTCCTCGCGCGCGTCGGCATCCAGACCGGCGTAGACCTTCTGCTCAAGACCTGAATGCGGTTCGCGCCACACGGAATACTTCTCGACCTTCTGCTCTACCTCGTAATATTCGCCGATGTAGACGGAATCGTTCGTGAACCAGTCGAACTGTTTCAGCGAGCGGACCATCTTGAAGCTGCTCGGGCGCTCGCTCAGTTCTACCTCGTCGCCGAGATATTCGGTCGTGTAGGTATCCCAACTAATTGGGTTAAGCACAGTGCACCATTTGGCATCCGACTTGTCCAGCTTGCGGCTGTCAGGATCGAAGAACACGCTCGTGTCAGCGTCGGCGATCGGCTCGAAAAGGATGCGTTGCGGCGTGTCGTCGTCCAGATCCGTCTCTGCGCGGTGATCGTAATCGTTCGTCAGACGCCATGCACCCATGCCACCTGTCACGGCTTCATCGAACGCGGAGACGTAGATGTCCTGCGCGCTGCTGTACTGCTCGTCGGAGCGGTAGACAATGCGCAGCGCGTCAAGATCTTCTTGGCGGCTGTCATCCTCGCTCGACCGGAAATTGACCGTCATCGCATTGGCGCGGTATTCCGATACGATCCGGCGAACGGCTTTCTGTACCTTGTTGACGACGAAGCGCGGGCGGTTGTTGAACTGCTGGCCGAGGCCGCCTTCCCACTGTGCGCCGTCGACATAGGCGAAGCGACGATCTTCGAGCGCCGCCAGCCGGATTTGCTGTTGCGGGCCGTATGCGCGATCGAACCGGGCCGTCGCGCGGTCCCAAACCTTACCGAGCCGTTCTTCTTTTGTCAGAGCCATTTTGCGTATTTTGTCTCAATGGGTTCGAAACCGCGGCGCTTGAACAGAGCCGTTGCGGGGAATGCCAGCTTTTCGCCAGCCATGAAGCACTTCACGCCTCGCCTGCGCAGTTCGCGCTCGGTCGCCTCGAAGAGTTGCAGGCCGATGGCTGCGCCACGTCGCGATTGCTCGACAAAAAATATGTCGCCAACCGCCTCAAGGCAGGTCTGGTAGTGGATTCCAGGGCGCACGAAAACGACGAAGTAGGCGACGATCTTCCCTTGCAGGCGGCCAATCATCATCACGAGTTGGTCTGCATCCTGCATCGCGCGATAGAGAGCAACGGACGGGACCAGCGGGTAGCCGTGCTTCTTGTGCATGCTGATTTCGTCGTAGTGCTCACCCAGAAGCGGCAACAGTTCGTCGTAGACATCCTGAAACCGTTCGACTGAAAAAACTGGCTTTGTCATTTGGAGTCCTAACGACGACCGTTAAATTGATTCGCTGCGGTAGCGCCAGCGGCATACCCCGCGCGCTGCGAAAGCTGCTCGATGAATAATCGACGCGCGGCGAGTGAGTCATAGTTACGCAGCGCTGCGGCCAACAGTTTACCGTTCGACAATAGCTTTGCGGCGTTCTCAGTCGTGATCGACGACACCTTTTGTGTGATCGTTCGCGTCAGTGCGCCAGTGATTGCGCCGGCTGCCGCGCCCCCGAGCGTGCCGAGCGGACCTATTGCCGTACCGACACTGCCGCCGACCAACGCCTGAACGCCGACGTCGCGCAGCGCATCGCCTAGATTGCGGCCGAATCGCTTGGCCGCGCTCTGATTCTGCTTCGTGTCGCTTCCGCCGAGCTTTCCTGTCTTTGCGTAGGTCGTCGCTTGGTTGTGCAAGTCCTTCGCCACGCTGCCGAACTGCTGCGCATCATCTTTCGCCATATAAGGCGAGAACTTGTCGGCCGTAGTCTTGAACTCTTTTCGGTTGAACTCAGTTCCGCCCCGGCTGTTCGGGTTTCGCTCAGTAACTTCGTGCATCGCAAGTTCGCGTGCCTTCTGCTGGCGCAGTGCGATTGCCTTTGCGCGGTCGGCCGCCTCCATGCCCGGCAACAGTTTGTCCATCTTCTTCAGATCGGAAACCGAGGCAGCATCGTTGAGCAACTCCTGAGCACTGAACAATGCCGTTTGGCTGGCCTTCTGCGACTCGATAGTGGCGACGTTCTGTGCGTGCGCGCCGTGCAGTTCCTTGTAAGCCGGCGACTGAGCGTCGAGGATTCCCTTGAACTCTTCGTGCGCTGTCGCATGTTTCTCGCTTGATGCGAGCGCGCGCCGAATGTATTCTTGCCCTTCAGCCGGGAGACCTGAGAGATCGTTCTTATTCTGAAGATGCGCCGCCAACTCGGCGAGCGCATCCATCGTATCCTTCGGAACCTTGTCAGCAGGACGAATGCCGGGCTTCATCTGCTCGGCCTTGATACTGTTGATCGTGCTGATCAGCTTGCCCGGATTGACTTCGCCCGTCGTCGGATTGATCGCACCATTGACGCGCGCCTGCAACGTCTGCATCGCATCGATCGGGCCGGATGCCTCCGCGAACTTCGCGCGCGCGGCGCCGTACTCGGGATACGCCTGATCCATCTGCTCAAGCAGAGCCTTCTTTACCGCCGTGTAGCGCGTCACGCTGGATGTGTCGCCGGCAAGCGATGCCTTCGAGATCAAGCCATCGATCGCCTGCTTGGCGTCGAGCAGGCCGCGCCCGGTTGCATTCACCGTTCCATCAGGATTCAGCGAGATAGCCGCCTTCTCGCCCCGGTCAGCAGCAATGCCTTCCGCTTCCTTGACGGCATCGCGGAACGTCGGACGGCTGGCGAGGTTTTTCCACGCATCGGTTTCGAGAGTCGCCGACTGCTGCATCGGCAGGAAATTGTCAGCCGCTTCCGCGCTGCGCGATGCTTTGGCTGCCGCCAGTTGCTCGGGCGTTCCGACGATCTGCTCCAGCGCGCTCGCTGCCTCGGCGTGCTTCGCCTTCTGCAAGTCCTCGAACACGGTCGAGCCCTGATCCTTGGCGATCTTCTGCGCAAGCTTGACCGGCGCTTCGAACTGCGGCGACTGCAAGCGATCGGCAACCTTCTTTTCGAGCGGTTGCACTTCGCCCTGCCCTTGCGCGGCGAGTGCGTCACTCTTCTGCGCTGCAGCTTCGCCGGCCTGTTCCGCTGCTTGCGGATTGGCAGCCGTGCCCGGCGCGTTAGGCGTCTCAGCCGGCATCGAGCCCGGCGCTTCACCGCGCGTCATGGCCTTGGCGATTGCTTCGTCATTGCTCGCGCTGGCATTGGCAAACGTCGACGGGTTCGCGTTCGTGTTCGCCTTTTGCAGCGTCGTCACGTTCGCATCGTTCGCCATTTCAGCGGCGCTCGGCGTATAGCCAGGCGTCTTGGGCGCAGGAGCCGATTCCAGTTTCGTCGCCAGCTCGCTAGGCGTATGCCCGGTTGCGCCTGCGATGTCGGCTGCGACTTGTGCGTCAGGCGCCGCGCCACTGGCTGCTACCTTCGTTGCTTCAGACGGCGTCGAGCCGAACATCTTCTGCAAGCGCGCGATGCCCTTGGCGACAGTCGGGTTCTCGGCGATGGCCGATACCGCCTTCCCTGCCACCTTGCCGATACCGAGGCCAGCCGCGCCAGCCGCGCCACCGACAGCAGCGTCGCGCGCCACTTCACCGGCAGACTTGTCCTGCGCAATCGCAGGGGCCGCGCCAGCCACAGCGCCGCCAGCCACAGCGCCCGGAAGCGTCGCGCCACCCATTGCCACGTAGGGCAGCGCCGAGCCCGCCATGCCGGCGACCTTGCCTGACGTGCTGTTGTTCGTATCCTGCGCCATCTGCGCGTCGATCTGCTGATGCGCAGCGTTCGCTTTGTCTGCGAATTCATTGGCGCCAACCAGACGGCCGCCAGCCGATGCGATGTCAAGCAGACTGCCTGCCACACCGCCGACCGCCTTCTCAGCCACGTCCGACCACGTAGAGCCGTTCTTGGCAGCCGTCGCAGGGTTAGCCGGCGCAGTCGGAGCGGCAGACGCAGGCAGGCCAGCAGCGAAGTAGCCGTCATTCTGCGGGCCCGTCGCATCTTGCGCGGGCGCAGCAGGAGCAGGCGCGCTCTGCGGCATCGTCAGCGTGCCATTGTCGAGCCCTGCCTTGATCGTCGCCAGTTGGTCAGGCGTCAGCTTGCCAGCCTGCATTGCGGCGAGCGTCTGCGGGCCGATGGGCTTTGGCTGCGGAGCCGCGCCTTTGGCCGAATCAAAGCCCATCGGCGAGCCCGTCCCGGGCTGCTTGTTCGGATTCTGCAATTGTCCCGGGTCGATGCCGATCTTCGACGCGCGCTGCTCGACAGCCGCCATATCTTCAGGCGACAGACGTCCGGCGTTGTAGTCGGCGACGATCTGGTTATTGACGCCGGCGCCAGGCGCAACAGCTTTTGGCGCCTGCACGGCTGCGGTCGGTTGCTGTTGCGGTGCGCTATCCATGCCGACGACAGACGGGTCGAGCCCATACGATGCCGCGCTCGGCAGCGGAGCAGCAGGGATCGGCGTTGCTTGCGGCGCGTCCTGACCGCCGTTGCCGGTGAAGTGCGCCATCACGCGGTTCGTGTACGCGCGCGTCTGTCCGCCCCAGTTCTTCGGATCGACGCCGCCGATGTATTGCGTCACCGCGCCGGCCGCGCTGCCTGTGCGCTGGATACCCTCCTTAAGCAGGTATGCGGCGCCGAGAGCAGCAGCCTGCGGCGAGGACGTCGGGTCGATCTTGTACTTCTTGATGATCAGATCGCGCGTCGACGGCGTGAACTGGTAAGGCGTGGTCGCGCCGGCACTCGACGTCTGATTGGCGTTCGACTTCTCGCCAGCAACACGAATGCTCGTCAGCAGGCCGGGCGGAATACCCGCGGCTTCAGACGCCGAAGCGTCCGCTGCAGCGTAGACCGGATCTTTAAAGGAGGTGGGAAAATTTGACGAGTTATTTGCGTTAGGCATTTTCCCCTCCCGTATAATGATCTGTGTGCATTCCTAAACTAGGGCGAGAATAATGGAACAGTGGCGTGCGGTAGTTGGATATGAAGGGTTCTACGAAGTATCGGACATTGGCCGGGTTCGGTCCATCGATCGAATGGTTAAATGCGGATCGCAGACTTTGAGCCTTAAAGGTAAGGTTCTTAGTAACGCAATATCCAAGGTCGGATACCCGGTCGTTTCCCTCTTTAAGCTTGGAAAAGGGAAGACGTTCTGCGTTCACGTGCTCATTCTTGAGGCTTTCGTAGGATGCAAGCCCACCGATGCGCATGAGGGGTGCCATGGCGACGGAAATCGCCTTAATAGCGTTCTCAGCAATCTTCGATGGGGAACGCCCAAAGAAAACAGAGATGATTCCCGCCGCCATGGAACGATGCGAGTTGGATCGCGCAGGCCGGATGCAAAAATCACCGAAGAAATTGCTCGGCAGATTCTGAAAGATCCGCGCTCCTTGACCGCTATTGCCAACCACCATGGGATTGGCTTGACGACCGCATGGAAGGTTAAGAACCGCGTGACGTGGAAGCATGTCGATTAGGGTCATTTCGTCGGGTCGAAAGAGTTAGCGCCCGGCGCCGTGTAGTAGCTTTTCGCAACCTTCTTGCTGAACTGCGTGAAGCTGTCGCCGGCCTTTACGTATGCAGCGCCGCTCGGCGTCTGGATCGTCATGTCGCGATAAGCCGGGCCAGACGATCCGTTATTGCCGCGCATCCAATCGCCGCGCGCGTTCGACCATGCCGCTTTGGCCGCGAGGAACTTCTGGCGCGCTTCCATGTACGACGCCCATGCTTTCGGGCTGTCAGTCACTTGCGGCACGTTCTGCACTGCGCGCGCGGCCGATGCGTCGGTAAAGTTGCCATTGACCATGCTCGCGGTCTCTGCCTGCACTACGAGCGATGCTGCCTCTTGGCGCAACTGCTGAAGCTTTGAGGTATCGCCCGTCCACTTGCGGCCCGCCTGATCCCACGTTGCGCCGAGGACGCCGCTTGTGCCGCCGCCCTCGACTTGATTGAACGCGTTCGCGAGCTCGCCCGATTGATCGGAAAGCTGCTGGTTCGATTGACCCGCCGTGTATTCGGGCTGCGCCGCTGTGATTGCAGCCGGACCGCCGCCGTTCAGATCACGATTGACAATGCCAGTCTGTGCCGTCGTGAGGCCCGTTCCTGCATTTACCGAATTAACCGCAGCATTGGCCTTTGCCGGCGCATATGCGGCGTCAGTGCTTGCCACCGATGCGCCCGCGTTCGCCTGTGCCACTGCTGCCGGAACCGTCTGCTGCGCCACGACTGCGCGCGCTTGGCTGACTTGGTTGCCGTACAGTTGATCGGCAGAGTTCGCGCTTCCTGCGTTCAGGATCTGCGATGCATATTGTTTAGCGCCTTCCGGGTTTTGCTTGATCAGCGCCTCAAACGATCGAGTTGAAGCCGCGCCTTCCTTGTCACCCGCGCCCTCTTGACGCACCGCGCGCGCTTCCAGCAGATCGAGCGCTCCCGGCACATCGTTCGCCTGCAACCGCGCTTGCATGCCAGCCACCGTCGCAACGGCATCCGCCGACATGCGGGCTTTCATGTTCGCGAAGTTGTTCTGCGTCTGCTGCTGATTCGCATTGACCGTCTGCGCGAACTCTGGATACTTGTTCGCGAGCGCTTGATAATCGGCCGGCTGTGCATTCGGGTTCGACGCGAGCGCCTGCGATTCCATCTGGAACGCTTGCTGACGCTGGTTATTGTTGATCTGAAGGCCAGAGTTCGACACGCTGGCTGCGTTACCGGCGTTCGTCGCAGCGATCCGACCGGGGATCGTCGCAGCATTCACGCCGAGTTGCTGGCCCTGAAGCGCAGCGTTACCCATCTGCGTATCAAGGCCCTTGCCGATATTGGAGAAGTCGATCAGGTCAGCCATTACGCACCTGTGAAAAGGAGGGGGTTGCCGGCTGCCGTCGTGCCGTAGCTAGTCGGCGCAGACCCTGCGTTCGCGTACGCGTTGACACCTTGCGTGATCGCGCCGATCCCGGAGTTTACAGAGTTCGAGAGCGATCCGGCGTAGGACGTCGCTGCGTTCGCCTGCTGGTTGTTCGCGTTCGTCGAACCAGCCTGAAGCGAATTGCTTGCCGCCTGCGATCCGCTGATAGCGTTGAGCCCGTTGCCCATCAGTTGGTTATAGCCGGCGAGCCGCTGCGTGATCAGGCCGTTCAGCGTGCCAATCGATGTGTTCGCAAGCGTGTTGCTGACATTGCTTCCGCGCAAGCCGCCCGTTGCCGATGCGTTCGCGAGGATGTTCTCGTTCGCCGTCTGCATGTTGCCTTGGTACTGCGCGCCAGACTTGATCTGGTTGATCTGTGCGCCCTGCGCCGCCTCACCATTGGCGCCGAGCAGATCTTCGTAGCCTGTCATGCCAGTTTGGCCGGCCTGAAGGTACGGAGAGATCTGCGTCTGCATCGTGTTGTACTGCTGCTGCGCAAGTTGCAGATTGTTTTGCGCCGCTTGCGACTGCGCGTCTGCGGCGTCACCGGCTGCACTCGCCGACATAGCCGAGCCGGCCAGTCCGGCAACCGCCGTAGCCCCTACTGCTGCTGCTACCATGTGTCACCCCACACTAGATTGATATGTTCCAGCCAAAAAGTACGTTCCTGCACCCAGCGCTGCGCCGTCGTAACGACGCACAATCAGATTCGCTGACTCTGGATCGACTACCCCAGTAACCGCGACACCTGCGGCTGATGCGCCAGGAATGATTCCCCTCTGGCTGCTCAATCCTTGGTGAGTAAATGGAAGGCTGACACTCGGCGTTGCGCTGCCGGTGAGAACCAACGTAATCTCCACGTAAATCTGCGTTCCGATCGACGACCATATGCCGGTCGCTTTGCCGCTCGATACGATCGGGTCGTATCCATTCGCTGCGCTGCCGTTCATCACGTTACCGAGCGCGTCTGCCACGGCTGAATCGCCGTTCAGCGCTGCGGAAAGTGCCATCTGCGGCACGCGGGTTAGATTCGCCATTACGTGCTCAGCGGTTCGAGTTCGAGATCAAGGCCGAACCACGTACAGTGCTGGTTCGTCACATGCTCGACGCGCACTTGCAGCTTGTTACGCGTCAATCCGCCCGGCAGCCACCGTATGCGCTTGCTGTAGCCTCCGCGCGTCACCGCCTTGGCGTAGCGCGTCTGCGACCAGCGCAGCCCGTCAGACGAGTACGTCATCGCGATACGCGACGTGTCGCCAACCTGGCCGGTGATGCACTTCAGTTCGACCGATCGCAGGCCGGCAGAAGCGAGCGGCAGGATGACCATAGGGCTAGAGCTGCGATGCATAACAGGTTGACCGTAATGACCGCCAGTGGTGCTGTCGAGAAACCCCACCCGATTGTCAGCCAAGTCGCCACAGGCCCACATGCCGTTAAAACGCACAAAATTGCGTGCACGGTAAAAGTTCGCATTCGTTGCTCCACTATTCAGTTGCGTCCAGAACTTCACGCCGAGGCCGGCCGTCGCTGTGGCGTCAAACAGCAGCGTCTTGTCCGGCAGATGCACGTACAGGAACTCAGAATCTTCGTAGGAGATCGCTTCGAGCGTGACGACTGCCACCTGCGCGGCCGACAGCTTCGACAGTTCGTAGTCGACCGCGGCAGACGAGATCTTGGCCGGCGCGTTGCCGTTGAGCATCCAGACGCCGTTAGGCATGTTGCGACCACCACCGATCCACGCAAGCGTGCGGTTGAAGTAGCACATCGTTTGGCGCGACACGCAGCCAATGTCGAACGTGTAGCTTTGCTGCACGGTGAACGGGAAGTTGTTGCCACCCGTATTCGACATCGTCTGCGTCGTGTTCTTGCCGAGAATGTAGAGCTGGTTGTTCAGCTTGTAGATCGCGGACACGCCGTCAGGATCGTACTCGGCGCTACCGAAATAGCTCGGGAAGAACGCCGTGTTGACAAGCGAGCTGTTGTAGACGTTCGTGCCGTCCGTCACCATCACGTAGCCAGCCATGAACGCAGCGTCGACCACAGTTGTGATGCCGATCGACGTCAGATCGATGACGATGAAGTTCGTCAGGCTTACCCACGTCGCATTGAACGTCGCACCAGTGCCGCCGCCGCTCGACAGAACCTGCGGCATCGGATTGACCGGCCGGAACTTGTTCAGGAACGGGTAGCTTGAGATCACCTGAGCCGACGTGATCGCGCCACCTGATACGGCTGTCACCTTCAGCGTCGCATAGAGCCCGAGCGCGCCGAGCGTGATCGTGTCGTTGACCGCATAGCCTGTGCCGCCATTGGCGATAGCTACCGACGTGATCTGTCCATAGCCGTCTGGCGCGTAGTAATACAGCTTGCCGCCGCTTACGATGATCAGGTTGTCGAACGTGTAGTCGAGCCGCACGCGCTGGCCGTCGTTGAACACTGAGCCGATGCCCGTTTGCACGCCATTCGTGTCATATGAATAGACAGACGAGCCCTGCACACGGTACATGAGCCCGTTCCAGACGATGCCGCCCCGGTCGGACTCGCCCGCAACCGATGCGGTTTTCCAATACGACAGGCCGCCGTGCGACGTGCACGTTCCCGGCTTGTCCTTCGTCGGGATCTGGCGCAACTTCAGATTGACAGCGAACTCGCCCTGAACATTGCCGTCGTCAGTCGTGCTCGTTCCGCCCGTCATGAGCGGGATCGAGAGCGGCTGAGTCTGAGCGAGTGGAACCTGTGCCATGCTTACCCTATAAGTTCGATTGAGCAGCGTTCGAGCGTCAACTGATCGGTCCCGACGCCAGCCTGCGCGGTGAACGCGACAACCTGGTCGACGGTCGTATCAATCGCCCACGTCTGAATCGGGCCAGCGGTGAACGTCGGCCCGAGCAGCGCGACCGGCTGCCCTACCTGAGCGTTCAGCACGCCACGGTTTTGCAGGATGACTTCGATATTCACCGTAATCGTCGTCGACGTGAACCCGGCCTGATAGATGACGTTTCCGCCCCACTTGACGCGGAACGTCTTGGTGTTGGCGTTCGTCGGGCAGGTGAACAATGCGGTAACCCGCAGCGTCGTATTCGGACCCATGCTGCCGCCAGGGATCGTGTACGAGCGGAGCGTGTTGTCCGTCGTATTCAGCGGAGCAAGCACCTGCGCGCCAGAACCCAAGACCGGCAGCGGCAGAGCGCGCGCGATCGCAGGCCAGCCACCCGGCGTCGTGACCGTGTTCGACTGGATAACGTTGCAGAAGCTGTTATATGCTGGCTTCTTAGTCGAGCCGTCAGCCTGGATCAGGCCGAAGTTCAACGCATTGACGCCAAACACAGGGCCAGTGCCCGCGTCCGTCGTGTCGGCGAACAGTGCATAGGCGTAGATCGCCTTGATGTTGTACGTTGATTTCCAGTTGAAAAAGTCCAGCGTGCGTTGCGCGTAGAACGAGCCTTGGTTCGTGTCAGCCGCGCGCGAGCCCCATTCCGTGACCATCAACTCGAACGCGGGCGTCTGCGGCACGTCGTATGTCACATTGCCTGTCAGTCCGCGCAGCTCTGCAAGGCTATTCGTCGACACTGGCGAGCCGGTACGCGACTTGCAGGTGAACGACGTCGGGTTGCCCTGCGTGTCGTAGAAGTGCGCGCCGAGGAAGTCGAACGCGAGCGGCGTCTGCGTAACAGCGCCCGTCGTGTCGCGCCCTTCGCGCAGCATGCGGAAAGCAGTCTGCGGGAATGCCACGCCAGACGCGTAGCCAAGCTTGAACTCAGACGTGACGCCGCGGATGCCCGAGAGCATGCCCGACGTCCAGCCGCGCCAGCATTCGAACTTGCTGCTGGTGAAGTCGTCATACGAGCCGCCATCAGCGACGAAGCCGCGCGGGTTCGAGCCGTTGATCTTGCAGTTGAAGTCGAATTCGTTCGACGTCTCGATGTACTTCACGCCCGAGCCCATCAGCGCGGTAGCGAGCGATGCGCCTAGCGTACTGGCTGCGCTCTGCTGCGCTGCGAACGTGCTGCCGAGGTTTGGCGATGCGTCGATCACCACGAGAACGTCGATGCCGCCAGCGATAAGCCCCTTGACCGTCGACAGGACGTTGTTCGCCTTGGCGACCGATGCGATGTTGGTCCGCACCGTCTGAATCCCCATCTGCGCGAACAACGCAAGATAGGACGTGACCGTCATGTTCGGCCAGAAGCTGGACGTGTAGCCGATGTGGATGTTCACGCCGAAGAAGCCGACCGGCGTGATGCTTGCTACGCCCTTCGGCAGATAGACAAGCTTGCTCGACTGGTCGACGTACATCTGCCCGGCCGAGCCGACCGTCGGGTCAGGAGCGCCGCTGCCGAGGATCACGCTCGACGCAGCAGTCTGACCAGCGCCAGCGCCTTGCAGCGTGCCGATCGGGCCGACCGTGTTCACGCCATACGTGCCGCTCACCTTCTTGTAATATGCCTGCGTCGTGCTCGAACTATCGAGCGCGAGCGTGCCGTCAGGGTTGCCATCTGCGTCAGACGGCGGACCATTGCTTACGACCCAGCCAATGCCGGGAGTGCTCGAACCACCACCACTGACGGCGCGCAGCATGTCAGGACCCCGCGCCAGGCGTAACGTACAGCGTAGCCGTGCCGCCCGGACAGATCGCCGAGAACGTATCTTCAGGACCCTTCGAGAACACCTGTACGCCGGGCGGCATCGGCAGATCGGTCACGACTGCATTCGATGCGCCCTGCGTCCAGCGAATCAGCGCGGCAGCCGTGCCAGAGTTGTAGACATATATGGCGGAAGCGCCCGAGCTGATGCTGATCGACGACGAAGCCGCCGTTACGCTCATGGTCTGCGTATTGCCCACACCATGCGGACGGAAGTTTAATGACTGGACCTTCACCTTGGCGTCTCCTTCAGATCACAGAGGAACAGCTCGCCTTGCGCGGATAACCCCGCCCGCAGTCAGCGTGCTAACACTAAACGCGGCAACAGCGACGAGATACACTGTTGTCGTTACTAGGACACTGACGCGCACGACCGGCGACGGAACTTGCGTGCTGCCGGACCCAGCCGGGACATTGCCGACCAGTGCGGTAGTTCCACCAAGGCCAGCCGTAGTTGCCGATACAGTACTGATCGACGAGTATTGGCCGGTCATCACAGTGGACGCCGCGGGTGAGAATTGGATAACGCCCGAAACATCCCAATCGCCAGGAGGCAGCGAGATAGACGCGATGTTCGCGGCCACAACGTTGGTCAACGAGACGCCACTAGCAACCGTTGCCGACCTGTATTCGCCGATGTTCCCGAGCGCGTTATAGCCGGAGATCGACGGCGTATTTCCTGCCAGATCCGTATTGCAGAAGTTCGCTGGCGCTGCACCAAGCGGGTTCGTCACAGCGATAAACGAGTTGGACTTGATTTCCCCGCCAGTCGTAACGGAACTCGCGCTGATCCCGTTCGTCATGAAATAGAAGAAATTGCCCTTGATCGAGTAGCTGATGCATCCCGTCAAGTCGATAGCGCCCGTCGTGTACGCGGTATTGCCGCCGACGTAGTTGTTATCGAACACGAAACCCGACACCTGCCCCATGTTCACGAACCATGTGCCATTGGCTGCGGCATCGCCTAACCAGCTACCCCTTACTGCAATGCCTTGCGCTTGGCAGCCGGCGAAGTCCCATCCCATCGGCGCAGTCGTCGACGATCCTTCGAACGTGTTTGAATCGAGCGTGATGCCTTGGCCGCCACCCTTGATCGTCGCTACTGATGCACCGCTGAACGTGCACTTGCGGAACTCGACGGAGTTGCAGAAGTCGTTAAGGGTCGCCGCGATGGTTGTAAGCTGGGCCTGAATCGATCCGCCCGAGAACAGCGTCTCGTCAATGAGGCCGTTCGCCGAGCCATTGATCGACAGCAGCGTGGCCGACGTCGGCCCGTTATACGTCCCGAGCAGAGACTTTCGGATGCTATAGAACAGGGTATTCTGTGCAGACGAGCCAGTTAGGTCGACCAAGATCCCGGTGAACGACGAGCTGGTGTGAGCAACGCTGATGCCATCGAGGCGAAAGCCGCTGGTCCCGCGGGCAGACAAGAATCTCGCGCCGGTCCCTGTGTACATCAGGCCAGAAACGCCCATCAGGTTTCGAACCCATGAGCCGCCGACGATCTGGATGTCGATCATGCCATCGCAATTCAGCGAGCCCGCACACTTGGCGATACCGGGGATAAGGATTTTGCCGCCGCCCTTGCCGTTCACATAGTTGATCGCAGCCTGGATCGCGGCTGTATCATCCGTTCCCGTCGTTCCGTTCCAGTCGCACAGCGCGCCGAAGTCCTTAACGCTTACCGGCTGCTCGAAGATCTTGCCGGCGATCGTGCGCGCAATCGCGCCTGTGCCGCTCACGAATAGGGTTGTGAACGTGGAGATGACGAAAGACGCGATCGCATTCACCGTCGTCTGAAGGAGCCCACTGCCCCGGCTGGCCGGAACGGTTTCGCTGCCAGTCAAAACACCAGCACTGACCGCCGTGCCGTTTGCGATCTGCGTAACGGTTTGAGCGATCGTATTCGAGCCGGGCGATCCGCCACTCAGTGCGACCTTGACAGCGTTATCGTCGGCTGGGTCGACCCACAACTCGCCAGAACCGGAAACGGGCTGCACGGTGGGAAGGTTAGACAAGCCACCGGACAGCAGTTTATTTATTGACGTGCGCTGAGTAATGCCGCCTGTCGTCGAATACACCGGGACCTGATCGGCAGGCTGCGGCGTATCGTTGAAGGAAAGATCGCGAATCGTCGCCATTTCAGAACCCGTTGATATTGTTGTCGCCGGACCAAAGCTCAAGGTCAGGATCGATGTGCGAGTCCGGGCCCGCGTCGATCTGCGGCGGACGATTGACGTAGAACTGCACGCCATCAGCGAAGATCTGATTGCCCGAGCCGACCGGCATGTTCGTGTTGCGCTGGTATTGCGGGATCTTCTTGTTGAAGAAGAGAAGGTTGTCGCGCGACAGCTTCAACTGAGCGACCGTGACCGATGACAGGTTCTTGCCGATGCTCGGCGCTGCGACGATCGCAGCCGTCAGGATCACGAGATTCACGACGCCGTTCGGAATGTTCACGACCGTTTCGAGATCAGCGACGCCCGGCGTATCGGCGTACACCCAGCCAGAGATACGCGCGCCTTTCGTCTCAAGTTCGGCCAGGTTCGCGTCGAGACGGCCCGAGATCCGTTCCAGATCCTCTGGCTCCATGTCGTAGACCGCACTTGTCAGGCCGAGCTCGCCGAGCCCCTGCTGCACGAACCATGATTTCGGCGCCTTCACTGCGCGTCACCCTGTTTCGCCTTCAGTTCGCGCGCAGCCTTCGTGCGGCCGTCAAGCTTCGCCTGCTCGTCTGCGATCTGCGCCTGAAGTGCTGCGTTCTCTTTCTCGATCTTCGCCAGCTCGGCGGCGTCGAGCGCTTCAGCAGCGGAGCCGAACCAGCCAGCAGCGATATGCTCGGCTTGCTCGGACTCGTCGATCACCTTCTGAGCGAGCGTGCCCCACACTTTCTCGCCTTCGCCGTCAGCGGATTCCAGCGGTTTGAACAGAGCGATCGACATATCATTTCCTGTAAATGGGGTTGAGAGCGCCGGGAATTCGCTCAAGGCAGTCTTACGCGCAGATCATCATCCCGCGCTGCCCGGCACATCGGCCGATTAACCTTAGCTCTCACGACTGACGGCTGGAACTGGCACATAACAGCCGCCCAGTCTCACCAACCGCCATGCGTGAGAGCAATCCCCACCGAATTAGTAAGGATTACTGCGTATTTTATCCCAAACGCGATAAATCTCTCAATGGATTATGCTGATGCGGAGAATAGATCGTCTTGCTCTACCGCTGCGCCGCCGAGCACTGGCGCGGGCTCTGTCTCGGCAATGCGTCGCGTAGCAATGGCGAAATAGCCAGGATCGCGCTCGATGCCGATGAACTTGCGGCCGGTGTTGGCGCATGCGACGCCGGTTGTGCCGGAACCCATGCAGTTATCGAGCACCGTGTCGCCTTCGTTCGTGTAGGTGCGAATGAGGTATTCCATCAGCGCGACGGGCTTTTGCGTTGGGTGGACGCCGCGTTTCGCGTTCGAGAACTCGATGATTGACGTCGGGTAATACTCGTCATTGACGACCGCCGCAGCGTGCGCTGTGTCGAAAAGGTTGCTTTTCCCGCCGCCCTTCGCGCGCATCTGACCTTTGCGCATCTGCGGCGAATACGCGTGCGGCTTCACACTGAAAACGCAAACGTCCTCGTGAACCTTCAGTGGTTGCCGCTTCGCCAGAAATGGGTTTCCTGAGATTTTCTTATCCCAAACCCACGAATAGCGAAAGTCTTTCAGGTTCGACGCGATCAGCGCGGTCGTGAACGGTTGACTCGCGGTCAGCACAATCGCTGCGTTCGGCTTGGCAATGCGCCGGTAATGCGACCAAAGCGCATCGAACGGAATAATCGAATCCCATTTGCACGCCGTCGTGCCGTACGGCAAATCGCATAGAATCAAATCGACCGACGCCGAAGCAATCGTCTGCATCACTTCCATGCAATCGCCTAAGCGCAGATCCACCATCTACCTATCCGCCTTCACAATATTGATCTTCACAGCCGGCGCGCCATCCTTGCCGCTCAACGTCGCATCTATCTCAGTCGGGATAAGCTTCGAGTACAGTTGATAGAACTGCGTCTGGTTCTCCATCGCCCACGTCACAAGCGCGGATGTGCCGCCGAGATCGTCGAATGCCTGGCGGAACGCTTCTTTCACCGCGACAGTCGATTTGTTCAGCGATCCCGGCTTGCGTCCTCCTGTTTTCGGAAGACCTTTTGGTCGTCCACCTGGCATGTTTCTTTCCTAATCCGTTATAGATACTGATGCGGTATGCACGTCACCCCTTCAGGCAGTAGCACAGCAGCAGTGCGGCCATGAAGCAGCAGCAAAAGAGAACGACAGCCATGAGTGCGTTTCCAACGTCATCGCCTTCGTAGAAGAACTTCACGCCGTCACCTTCTGATTCGCTTCGATCGCCAGCTCTTCTTTCAGGATCGTGGAAGCAGCCACCAGCTCATATGCGTGATGAAGCGCTTCCTCCGGGGTCGCTGACTTGATGCGTGCGACGCGCTTCTCGACTTCGGCTAACCATGCGGCGCTGTTGTTTGCTTTTACTGTCATTGCCACTCCTAGATAGGTGATCGCCCCGCCCTGTGTGTGCTCTGCGTGGCTGACCCTACGCGGAGCGAGGCGATCGGAAAGAGGGTTGCTACGCCCGGCGCGCATCGAGTTCCCATTGCAGTGGGCGGAGGTTGCGCTTCCTTGACCTGCGTAGCTGACGCTGTTCGCCCACCTGCGCCTGGGGATGAGTCCTAGTGCACTGCCCTGCTGCGCGCCATGATTGCGACAGCGGGCTCGATAATCTCGGATTGCGATTTGTCCTGTAGTGCGATCAGCCGGTCATTCGCCGCCTTGGCGACGTCTGGCGTCATTTCGCATAGGTCGTTCTGGTGTAGCGTCAGGAACAAGACTGCGAGTGCATCGCAGAGCGCTGCTATGTCTGCGTGCGGGTCAATGCGAGTCATGCATCGCTCTCGATGAAGTCCTCCAGCCGGACAAGCGTGCTGTCCAGCATTTCGCAAACATCGATCATCGAGTCGGTCACGAATGCGAACGCACCGAAGATGCCGAGCAGCGGCCAGCAGGCGCACCACGCGGCGAACTTCATGTGCGCTCCCGGTAGAGCCCGAGTTCGTGAGCGTTATCGGCCATGCGGTCAAGCGCCCGTTCACGGTCAGCGTTGATTGCATCAGCCATGCGCGCGACCTTGGCAAGGTGTACGTCGTCGGCCATCTGCGCGAGATCGTCCGACCCGAGATCGCCCTGCCAGTCGTCCAGTGCGGCCACTCCTATGCAGATCGAGATAGCGATGGCGCCGACTAACACCATGCACAGAAGCAAGAAAATCCCGAACGCGCTCATGACAACCCCCGTACGTTTGTGATCCGACTGTTGGTAGCTATGTGGACGAGCGAACCCCTGCTGTATCCATGAATGACAGTGTAACAAGAAAACACTTGCAATAGTGATCCTGTATTCGTATCATTTCTACATGCACTCAACCACACGGAGCCAATCATGAACGCCATCGACATCCACTACTGGTTACACGAATCGCCGGACGCCAAGCGCGAGGCAGCCATCGACGCGGACGAACATCGCGACGAGCTGATCGCAGAGAAGAAAGAGGAACTGATCGCGGAACGTACCGCGGCGCTGTCGGATGACGACATCATCTGTGCGTTGCAGAGCGGCGAGGCGAAATACCATCTGCCGCAGATCCGTTCGGCGCTGAAGGAAATGAACACCGTGCGCGCGTACGCTGTCCTCTCATCCCTGGTCGAGCATTGGATTCGGTCAGACAGCGAGATCGAGGCGATCAAATGGATGGAGCGAATGGAGAGCGATGATCACCCTGCCCGCCACTAAAAGATAAAGCCCGCCGAGTAGCGGGCTTTTTGTTGATGTCTTTCCATCAGTCAGGCGCGGGGATCGCCAGTGGCATGCATCTACAGCGGAATAAAAGCCGCTCGATCCTTTCGGAGAGCGGGAAGTGATCTATTGCAGACCACGGAAGGAACCGAGAGTCGCCTCTTGGTGACTAAATTCTATTGAAGTGCGACGATAGCGTCAATCGTTTAGTGACCGGCCACCGTATCACTTGCGCCGCCGACGAGCGAGCGTAAGGCGCAGAGCGCTGCCAGGCGCTGTTCTTTGGGGATCGCGCTAACGATTGCGCGAATCATCACTGCATCTGTCCATTCATCCGATAAATGCGGTGCCGTCAGGGCGGACAGCGCATTGATGTTCGACTCTTCGGGCAGAACTTGCGCACCAGTCATTTTTACCTACCTTCGCATATTGTTGGGGACCGCTTTCCTAGAAGCGATACACATACAATAAGCTTTATCGTATGTTCTGCGCAATGATTTTTCGTAGCGAAATGTTGCAAACTCGCACCTTGATCCGGCAATTGTTTCTGTAAGTTACCGATCGGTAAATCGTGCTGAACTATTTTTGTTCGGCTTGTCAACCGACTGGTAAACCCTTATTTATTACCGTTATTTTCCACAAGGCTTTCTATCGGCTTTCCTGTGACGATAGCGCCCATTACCTTGATCAGTGCGGCACGAGTGGCTTCCGGCGATTGTTGATACAGGCCGCTAACAGAGTCGAGAAGTGCTGCGAGATCTTCGTCTTGCTCCTGGGTCGGCGCGACCTTTGTATGGTCTGTGTCCATCCACCCCGACTGAAGGCTCAGAGCCTCCTCTATGCGGTTCGCCATCTTGGTCCCGATGACCTTGCCGTGCTTGTGCTGGGAGGCTGAGATCGGGCTTATACCAAGCTTCTGAGCGAACCTGCGGAGCATGCCTCGGTCAGGCTCCCCAGGCCAGCTCCGTCGAACCTCTTCCTTGAACTGCTCGAACAGGAAAAGATAGTTCTCGGTGCGGATCTGCTCAATTGTCTTAATCGACATCACGGTTCCTATGTAATCGACGGTCGGATTATTGGCCGGCGTGCGCTATTGCGCTTTCTATTGGCGACTTTCTGCGTACTTCGTCCACCCCTGTGGCACCTCGCTGCATCGCTTAGTAACAATACTGAAGGATCAGAATCACTTTTGCAACCTTTAAGCAGGAAAATCCTAGTGTTATCCATAACTTATGAAGGATCATTCTACTTCGTCCTTGATGTCTGTTTGGTGAAATGATACGATAGACGCATAACTTCTCAACGGAGGGAGCGTCCCATGACAGCACAAGAGTTCTACAAAAAATACGGCCGCAAGGTCGTGCGCGAAGTCTGCGACAAGGTCGGTATCCGCGAGGTGTACTGGAACAACATCAAGAACCTTCACACGACCGTCAGCGTCCATCGCGCGCTCGAACTGGCGAAGGCCAGCTACGAAGTGACGGGCGATCCGATGACCGTTGTTGATCTTCTCCGCCTGCGCGATGTGCCGCCTGCGATCGTCGGCGCCGCCAGGGGTGACAAGTGAGCAAACTGCTTATCAACGAATATCCGCTGCAAGTCTTACCCCGGCTTGCAGTCGCCATTGGGTTGAACGAGGCGATCGTCGTTCAGCAGATCCATTACTGGCTCGAACGCAGCAGCATCGAAAAGAACGGCTATAAGTGGGTCTACAACACCGTTCAGCAGTGGCAAGAGCAGTTCCCGTTCTGGTCCGCAGATACCGTCCGTCGCACGCTGGCAGCCCTCAAGGAAAGCCGTCTGCTGGTGGGTGAGCGCTTGGCTGATAACGCCTTCGACAAGACGCTGTACTACCGCATCGACTACGACGTTCTTGCAACCATCGAAGGTGGCATTTTGCCATCATCCGATAGTGGCAATTTGCCATCATCGGGGAATGCAAAACGCAACCGTCCTCTATATAGAACAGAGACTACAACAGAGACTACAACAGAGAAAGGCGCGAGCGCCCTTCCCGAATGGATGGATCCGCAGTTATGGCGAGACTGGCAGGAACACCGGAAAGCCATCAAAAAGAAGATGACGCCACAGGCTGAAAAGCTGGCCTTGAAGCAGCTTGGCGAGTTCCACGCGGCAGGACACAACCTGCAAACAATCATCGAGCGAAGCATTGCTGGCGGTTGGACAAGTTTTTATTTGCGCCAAAGTGATCCAATGGTAGGATCTGCCAAGCATCCGAAGAGTCTTAACGACATGGACTACTCGGCTGATCTTTTCTGACGCGATCTGTAACAAAGTGTTGCTAAAAAACAAAGGAATCGAGAATGAATGCCTTGAATGCATCATTAAGCACTTCCTCCGAAGAGGGCATGTGCTCAAAACATGGTCAGTTCTACATCCGATCGATCAACCTCGGCTGGCGCACAACGGTGCTCGACAAGTGCCCTAAGTGCGTGCGGGAAGAGTCTGACGCCGAGCTCGCCGCTATCGAAGCGAAGGAGCGCGCAGAGCGCCAGGCGAAGATCGACGCGCGACTGAATCAAGCGGGTATCCCTGCTCTCTTCCGTGATCGCTCGTTTATGAACTACGACGCACGAAGCGAAGGCCAGCGCGCAGCTCTGGCGAAGTTCGAAGCATTCGCTGACAACTTTTCTGCTCACCTGAAAACCGGAACCGTCCTGCTCGGCGTTGGCAACTTCGGAACCGGCAAATCGCACCTTGCATGCGCTGTCGCCAACAATCTGATGGCGCGCGGCCGTACTGCCTACTTTACGTCCACCGCCCGCTTGTTTACCAAGATCCGCGGAACATGGGCGAAGTCGTCGGAGATCAGCGAAGAGGCAATGCTGAAGCAGTTCGAGCAGATCGACTTGATGATCCTCGACGAAGTCGGCCTGCAACGCGGCACGGACGACGAACAGCGCACGCTCCACGAGCTGCTGGAGGCTCGCCGGCTCAACCTCAAGCCCACCATCCTGTTGACGAACCTGAACGTACCGAGCCTGAAGGAATACATCGGCGAGCGCTTCATGGACCGTCTGAGCGAATCCGGCGTACTCGTCAAATTCACCTGGGAAAGCCACCGCAAACAATCGCGCGACGTCGGCGGACTCGACAACATGGAGGCCGCGTAATGTCGATGGCAGCAATTACCGCATATCTCGACGACAAGCCTAACGGCGCGACGCCCGAGGAAATCGCAGAGCATGCCGGACTGTGCATGTACAACATCAGCCGCTCGCTCGGCGTGATGCTCACCCAAGGCCGCGTAGAGCGCTTAGGCGGCGACGAGACGAAGCGCATCGGCTGCGCCTTCCGTCTGGTGAAGATCTACCGCGCGAGCGTCTACAAGGGCGAGGAAACGCTTGCAGCGATGCAGGCAGTCTGCCGTGCTCGGCTGATGGGCGAACAGGAGATCGCAGCATGAGCCCAGCTCTCGCGTATTGGATGTTCTTTCAAGTAATGGCGCGCGCCTGGTTCCCGGCGCCAAAGCCGGATGTGGCAGAACGCACGCAAAATATCCAATAAACGCTTGCATTAGCGATACTGTGGACGTATTATTCATTCACAGCAGCACACAACCACAACGGAAGGAAAGGAAACCATGAACACGCTGAACCAAGCTGGCAAAGGCTTATTACGCACTCTCACCAGCTTCCGCCCGCAACAGGCGCCTGTTGCGCGCAAAAATTTGTCCACGATTGATCCGACAGTTGGAAGCATTCCCGCAGCGGTTTTCATGGCTGAACTGCGCAAGGCCGGCGACGAGCACATCTGCCCGATCGCCGAGCTGGTCGAGATCCACAAGCAATCGCAGATCGCCGAGAAGGCTGCGGACATGTACGCCCTTCTGATGAACCTGGACCTCGAATGGCCGGTGTTCGCTGCGAAGTATCCCGAAGCCGCCGCTGATGGCTGGCTCGCCCTCCTTGTGAACCGTGCGCGCGTCCTGCGCGATCAGATCGACGAGATCAGCCATGCGAACCGTAATTGAGACGTTGATCGCGGCTGTCCTGACTCTCGGATATGGAGCGTGGGCTGCAGCGCAAGACCTCGGGGTCTGGCAATGACAGACGGCGCCGAGTGGCAACAGCAAATCGAATCCGAAGAACACGAGCAATACGAACTGGAGCGACACCATGAGAACAAGCGAGAGCATCGACAAGCTGGCATCCGCGCTTCTGAAAGCGCAACAAGCGATCCGTTTTGCAGCGAAGGACTCGAAGAACCCGCATTTCAAAAACTCGTATGCGGATCTGGAGTCGGTGATCGACGCCATCAAGGCGCCGCTGAACGACAACGGAATCGTGTTCCTTCAGTCGCCCTCGCCTTCTGACGACGGAAAGCTGCACCTGACGACGCGCTTGATGCACGAATCGGGCCAGTGGATGGAGGACACGGCCGTCGCGCCGCTGCCGAAGCAAGACCCGCAAGGATTCGGCTCGACGCTGACCTATCTGCGCCGTTACAGCCTGTCGGCCGTGACCGGGCTCTACCAGGCAGACGACGACGGTAACGCGGGCTCTGGCGTCGGCGAGAAGCCGGCAGCGAAACCCGCCCAACCGGCTCAGCAAGGGAACGTGATGGAGGACAGCGACCTCAAGCGTCACATCGCAGAAATCAACAAGTCCGATGACATCGACACGCTAAAGAAGCGCTTCGCCGCCGCATATCAAGCTGCGCAGAACAGCCATGACAAGGTGGCGGCAGAAATCATCACCGAAGCAAAAGACAACCGTAAGAAGCAACTCTCCGAACCCGCCACTGCATAAGGAAAGACATGGCATACGACAACACGAACCGCGGCACGCTCGGTAAGAACCAGCGCAAAGAGAAGGACACGCATCCCGAGTACGCCGGAAAGATCAACGTCGATGGCGTCGACTACTGGCTGTCGGCGTGGATCAAGGAAGGCCCGACCGGCAAGTTCTTCAGCCTGTCGGTCCGCCCGAAGGACGAGCAGAAGTCGGGCGTTCCGGCGCCGGCCAATGATCAGTTCCTCGACGATGACTTGCCGCCCTTCTGATCGAACAACAACCGCGCCGCTGGCCTAGCTGGCGGCGCACAGGGGAAAGCAATGGGAGATTTCAGTGAGTGGTTTCCGAAGCACATTACCCCCGTCCACGTCGGCGCATACGAAGTAAGGCT